TGGTGTGGGTATCACCTTAACTACCCAAAATTAACAAAGGAGAAATATTATGTCGTTAAAAAATGTTATATATGGAAATGTTGTTGAAGAAAAAGAAATCAGGATATTCATTACTGAGAGAGAAACACATGTTGATTTCTTGGTACAAGAACAAGGAAAACAACCTGATAAAGAACTAGAACATGAAATTTGGGAAGTAGTCAAAACTGTCATAGGAAATAGATATGGCATCAAAGAATGGCAGACCAAAAGAATAGACTAAAATAATCAATCGTGGGAATTAGTTTTATGATAGAATTGATTCCCACACAAAATCAAATATGGAGAAAAATATGATAAACAATGTAGAAATAATTAATCACTTACAAGATAGAATTAAATCTTATAAATCAGGTAGTTCTAAAATTACAGAAAGAGACCATGAAGCAGATGTCAATACTCTGAATTGGTACAAGCAACACTTAGGTAAAATGAATTCTTAGCAATGGGTTGCTTAGAATAAACATGTGATGTTATTGCAGATGAGAACTGACATTCTCATCTGTTAGGCAGGAACTAGAATGACAGACAACATAAATCCAAATCATTACAAACAAGGTAAGATTGAAGTTATTGATTTTATCTTAGACCAAAAACTAGGTTACCTTGAATCCAATATATTGAAATACATATGTAGATACAAACTTAAAAATGGTTTGGAAGATTTAAAGAAAGCACAATGGTACTTAAATAAATTAATCGAGCAACAAGATGAAATATAATTCTGACTTTGCAAAAGACTTAGTTATTGGAAAACTAGGTGAAAAAGAATATGCAAAAGAAGTTAGAGATTTATTATCAGGTGATGTTGAAGTTAAATCAGAGCAAGACACTTGGAAAGAGACAGGCAACATGTTTGTTGAATATCAATCTCGTGGCAAAGATAGTGGCATAACAATAACACAAGCACATCATTGGACTGTTTCATTCTATTTAAAAAGCAAACTTTGTTTTACTTTATCTATACCAACCGAAAACATGAAAAAGATTGCTAGAAAATATTACAACATGGGAAGGATTGCAGAAGGTGGTGATAACAATACATCTCGTGGCGTATTAGTTCCTATCAGTTCAGTTTTATATTTTAACTATAAGGAGTAAACATGAAAGATAAAATAATAGAGATATATGATGATAATAAAGACCTGATTAAGTCTGTGGCATTTGTGTCCATAATTTCCATCTTTTGGATTATTGTGCTATAATGATTCATATTTTTCCAAATATGGGGAGCTAGAATAGGCTATTTTAGCTCCTTTTGTGTATCTAGGGTATTTTTGTATCACCCAATAATTAAAGTAGATTACAAGGATTCTGTGCAGGAAAAAGAGATACCATATAAAGAAACATTGTTTGCATTCCATCCTAAATCGTTTGCATCCATTCTCATGACTGCTTTCGTGTTTGTATAGATTACAACAGCATCATCTTGTAATGCAGTTTTAAGTGGTGGTTCAATTTGTAATGTAGCATTGCCTGAACCATCTGCTGTAACATCAGCTATTATCATGTGTAATTTTGCAAATGAGCTAGAACCGAATTGCACATAATCACCTTTTTTAAATTCTAGTTGATTGTTTGTACAACCATCTACAGTAATATCATAAGCTCCTATTGAATGAGAACCTTTAATTACAATAGCTGTTGAAGCATTTCCTTGTATTATTTTACCGTCAGGGTCTCCTAATAAAAATGTTCCAAACCTACCATTGAGTTGCATGATAAATGATTGCCATGCTCCTGCATCTGCTCTGTTCATTGGTGGTAATGTAACTGTTGTCTGCCAAACTGAGCCTGTGTACTTAGCAACTTGTTGTGCATAAGTAAATGGTGATTGACTAACAGCGACAGTTCTAATAATTCTCCACTCACTCGTAACAAAGTTACTTGGTGAATTAGGAATATCTAGTGGATATACTGCTTCTGCCATGATTATGCTCCAAATGTCCTAGCAAATGCACCACCACGACTTCTTGTTTCTGCAACTGCATTGATAGTCTCCTCTTTTATAGCAGGTAGTAAATTGAGTACCTCAGCACGAACGGTCGGTACAATGCCTGTTGAAAAAGATATATTTTGATTGACTGTGACACCACCACCTAATTCGCTGTTTGATACAATGTTTCCTGCTGTTCTTGGTACAAACATTTCTGCACCTCTTTCACCAACCATGTATGGTTTGTTTGGTGGAGTGTAACCACCATTTGCAAATCCAAGCATTCCTGTTACAGCACCACCTATTGCTGTGCCAACTGAACTCATAAACCCTGATGTAATACCACCTTTGTTAGCTTTTTGATACTCTTTCAATGAAGCAGTCAAGCTATCAATAAGTGGTTTCATGACTAATATTTGAAATATAGTACTAGCAATTTGTGATGCCACATCTTTAAATATACTTTTCATAGCATCTTTGAAGTTCTCACCTTTGACAACTGCATCACCAAAGGCATCTGATATAGATTTACCTGCATCTTCAAATGCTTCGTTTAATTCTTCTACTATTTCTTTTAGTTGTGCTTGTGTAACAATAACTGTTTTTGCTATTTCGTTTTGTTCTTTCTGTGCAAGATTAAATTGTTCTACTAATTTTTGCCTTTTTTGTTCAGCAAGGAATAGTTCTCCTATGTTATCTGCTGTTTTAGTGATTACTTTTTCTGTTTCACCAAACCTCTCTCTCATTATCTTCATTGCATCGTTGTATTTTTTTACGAATAAAATTACTGCACCAAGTGCCAAAAATTGTGGTGAATTTAGTATTTTAAATAGTAATGACCCTAGAAGGAATATACCCAATGCTTTGGTAACATCTTTTATTGTTTCAAAATTTTCTACAATTCCTCTTGTTAGATTAGCTAAAGACTTTCCTACATCCTCTCCAAACTTTTCTATCTGCTCTTGGCTATCTTGCAAAGCATTGTTTGCATCGTTCAATTGGTTCTTTAATTCTTCGTTAAATTCTGATGCTACTGCTTTTCTAAATACTAAAAGTTTATCTTGTAGCATTGATAATGTACCTGTTAAGGTTTTAGCTAGTTCTGCTGTTGCATTACCAAACTTTCCACCTCTGCCAAATACTCTTTCAAATGCTTTTTCTGTTTCAGATAAGGATACCTCTGCACCTGCTGAGAAACCAAGCATAGCTTTCACACCTCGTTCTCTAAATAAATCTGCTGAGCTGATTCCTGAGCTGAGTGACCTTTGAATCTGTTCAGCAGTCGTTTTAAAGTCTAAACCTGTAACTGATGCAACATTACCTGTAAGTTCTAAATTCTTTGCTAATTCTTCTGCATCTTCAGATACGATTGCTAGGTTTGCTGATGCACTTTGTATTTCTTCTAATTGGAATGGTACACGACCTGCAAATTCTAAAAGAGTGTCAAATGCTTTTGCACCTTCTTCAGCACTACCAAATAGAGCATTTAATCGAACTGTTAAATCTTCTATTTGCCTTCCGACATCTATAACTTTTTTTAATTGAATGCCACCAAATGCTGTAGCAAATAAACCACCGAATGTTAATACTTTACCACCAACATTATCAAGAGTTTTACCAAACTTTTGAAATCCTGTAGACATCTTGCTAGATGATTTCTTGACTTCATTGTTTGCTTTATTCAGACCTCGTTTTAGGTCAGATAAATCAGCTTCAATTTTTACTAATAACTTATCTAATTCCATGTTTAGTTGTCAGGGTACATTTCCTTTAATCGTTCCAAATCAGATTTGTCCATAGGCTCTGATTTGTTACCATTATATTCTTTGAAGCCATTAATAGCTAGAGTGATTTCTTTAATTGACATATCCCACACCTGATTAGGTGGTAGGTGCATCATGCCTATGAGTATTTCGAGCCACCTTTCTATAGGTAGCTCGTAATTATCTTTTAAGGATTGCTTTTTTTTTCTGTATTATCAGGGTCTACATTAAGTGCTAATGTAAGAAGTTCACCTGTCAATTTAATTGATTCTACTAAGCCAACTTCAGATACAAGTCCTTTTACATCATTCTCATTAATGTCATTGCCACCTGCTCTGATTGACAAGGTAAGGATGTTTATAATCTCTAAAAGAGTAATATCTGCTGTTGCTAACTTGTTACCAACTTTAAGAATAGAGCATCCAAGTGCTTCTTCTATTCTTATTATTGTGTCTAAAGACATACGAGCCTTGTATGTCTTGTCTTTAAAATTAAGTATCTTTTCTGCTTTTATCGGATTTGTAGACATCATTCTTCTCCTTTTTAATTGTCATCGATATGGTTTCATCTCTACCACCAACATTTGTGGCACTAGAGATTATCCATTTATCATTACCTATCTTAATAACACCTAAGTTATCCCAACCATCAAAGAATGGCAGTTCAACTTCTGATTGGTCAGAACCTAGATTAACTTTTCCATTAACCTTTTTCTTATCAAGTGTTATTTCTTTATCTATCCACATATTAGACTGTTGCTATAGTTATTGTTCCTGATGATTCAAATGTCATTGAATACTGTACAGAATCATTGTATGTACCACTATACTCAATAGATGTTATTTGGAATGCTCCTGTAAATGTATTGTAGTCAGGTACAAGGAATTGATAGTTCTTATTTGTACTAGCATCAAAGTTAGTCAATATTGTTTGTTCTGAAGCTGAATCTGTAAAGATACCACTTCCTGAAATTGTAAATGATTTAATTCCACCTTGTGCAAGTAATGTTCTTACTCTTGCTGAATCTTTGTTTGTTACATCAACAGTTTCTTGATTGATGCTGATAGATGTGTCTCTCAACCCAGCTACAGTGGTGAAAGTCTCTGGAGACCCTGCATTCCCTGCTTTCACTAGTAGAGAACTTCCTTTTTGTACTGCCATTTTATTACCTCTTAATTATCGTAAATTGTAAAATTAATATTAATTATACCATGTCTAGTGATTCCATCTGCTTCTACTATTGTAGTTGAGCTACTAACAAAGCTCATAACAGAATCTGCTCCTGACACACTGATTGTAACATTATTCAATAAGATGTAAATTCTTTCCATAATTTCCTTGATTTCTTTTTGTCCTCTGTATTGAGACCATACATCAATATCTACATTGTATAAATTACCATCTAATGTTTTTGTTCCAATATCTGTAGTTATTTCTGTGCCAATAAGAACATAAGGATATGCTGTATCTTGTGG